ATAAGATTATGGTCATCCCTATATCCAAACAACCAGCAACCAGTTTTTTCTTCTACATTTATCTTACTTAATAGCTTCTGATAAGCAGCCTCCATAAATTATTCGAGGCCCCAACAGTATCCATTGGGACTAATCACATAAACTTCTTTCTCATTCTGGATAGCATAGCGAATCGTTTTCCATGCTGGACTATCCTCGTATTCATTGAACGTCTGAGGAATACCAATAACAATAGTAGCGTCATCAATCATTCTCTTGTTACGTTCCCTTAGTGGCAGGGAGTGATTGATAATCTCTGCTCCATTAAACCTATCTGTTCCACCATTAGCACCAGAGTGGGGACAAACTTCTACCTTAAATCCCTGTGCCAGTAGTGCAAGAAAGATATCGTAGTCTGCATCATCACCACCAATAACGAAAGGATTAATCTCCTTGTTAAAGGTAGAGAGTAGACGACGAAATCCTTCCAGTTGTTTCTTAGTAATATCAAAGCGGCTGGTGATAGTAGAGACTTTAGCGAGCTTAGTTTCGGTAGCCATGTATCCTCTTTTGTTTATCCTTTAGAAAGCTGTATGCCTGATTCCTGTTATGAAACTTCTCCATCTCAGGATACACTCTAAGTCCTCTGACTAGAACTATTGTAACACCAACCCATGTCTTAGTTCTATTCAGTATTGTAGCCAAGTCTCGTATGGAGACTTTCTTTTTCATTTCATCCAACTGGTCAAGGACGGATGACATAGCTTGCACTTCATCCAGCCAGTCTCTATAACCTTTAAGTTCTCTTATAGTAGATAGCAGTTTCTCCTCTCCAGTTTGATCCATTAGTTCACGCCGTAACTTTAGATAGGTATTCCCAAATGCCAAAGACTTTGAGCAACCAGATGATGGTAGCTATTACACATACTACATTGATAAAGGTAACAAACTTACCATCAATGTAGGGTGGTCCGTATCTATTAACTAGTGCTAGTAGAACACCAACAACTATTAAGACTATCACGATTGTTAATAGTGGCATTGTCCTTCTCCTTGGGGAATTGCGGCTAAAGGGAGTCGAACCCTTATGACTCTCGTCGAAGGATTTTAAGTCCTTTGTGTCTGCCAATTCCACCATAGCCGCATGGGGTAGTTTATCTCTTCCTACACAGAACACTAAGTCTGTCTCCTGAATCTCAGGCCAGCTTCTTGCATCCTTAAGTTCTGTCATTTGATTATCCAGTTTAGTAAGCCCGGTTCTTTTGTCTAGAGAACCGGAAACAACTAGCCAATTGTTTAAGTGTGGAGTTGTGTGTCTATCCCAGACAGAACAACTAGATAAACAATATGGGGCGCGTTAGATTGGGCTAAACTCGGTACGAGTGGATAGCAAGTTTCCAAAGTAAAAGCCCAATCAAACTTCTAACTACTCACTAGATGGCAAGCTGGCATAATCATCCACTTGATTAACCGGCTTGTTGTTGTAAACTCCACGCACCCAATGAGCAAGAAACTTCTTGCCAATCATGGTTCCCTTAGACAGTCGCACTGAATAAGAGCCATCTTCATTGGCAGGGAATCCACAAGCATTGAGAAGTGGTGCCATCATAACAGGCATCTTCTCGCTGAAGTAGATGAAGGGATTCTCAAGTCCCTTGTACTCACCAGCAAAGACTTTGTAAGTAAGGTGGACATTCTTGCTGTCACCCTTCTTAGCATCCTCAATCTCAAAGTCTACAATCTCAGTGGGCAACCAGCTAGGTGCATCCACCAAACGATTCTTGCTGATGTCTTCCTGTGAGATTCCCCAAACGATAACGTCTTCACTCATGTTACTCTCCTTTATCCCTACTGTCATCAGTGGGATTTCTTACACTTATCTCTGCCCTCGTTATTGAGTGACTAGAGATAACCTTGTAGTTCTAAATAGAAGTGAGTTTAGTTATACGTGCAAACCCACATTCGCAAAACACGCCATCGTCTCGTGAAGTTGGACACGACACACATAAAATTAACATGCGAACTGTGTGCGCGCATGTACTCACCAACATAACGACTAGAGTAATAGCCGGCCTAGGAGAAAGTTTAGGGTCTTTATCCCGGCGACTTAGACCCCCTTATCCCTGAATGAATCAGAGATACTCCTTAACACACTCATACAAAGACTTGTTAGTAATGTCAATCTCTGCTGGCAATCCTTTGATAGCTGTCTTAGCTTCAAAGTAATCTTCGCATGGTTGTGTGTAAACTGTTCGTCTGATTACTTCCTTACCTTGTGCATTAGTCTCTGACTTGTAATCAAAGTACCAAACCTCATCAAAGTAAGTTGGAATGATTGACTCAATCTTAGGACCGAACGTAGTGATTGAGGTATACCTGGTTGCTTTCTTTTTGTCAATCGCAGTTCGCTGAACTGGATGGGCAGTAACAAACAGGTTACACTTAAGTGAACGCAATGTCTCTAGTAGTGTAGAGATAATCATTGCTTCACCATTGAACTCATCCCATGATGGAACAACAATGCCACCTGATGTAACCTTGATACCTTTATCTTCATCGGTCTTAGCCTTACCAAACCAATTAGCAAAGGAACCTTTAGCTAACATCTGCATTACTACAGTGGTGGTAGAGAGACTAGTAACACCATCCAGAATAATGTTCTGGTATGGATTGAACTTACAAATCTCATCTATCGTTGGCTTGAACTTAGTCCAGAAATTACCTGGGTTAACTTCTTCTACTACGAAGTCTCCAGCTACTACTCGTTCTGGATACCAATCAATAATAGGACGGTGCCTACCATCGAAGTCTAAATCTATTGTCTTACCGGGCCAGCTAGCTGCACCAATTGTTTTGCCACGTCCAGTTGGTCCAACAAGTAAAGCTCTAACAAAACGCTCGTAGTTTTTTGAGTTCAGATTAACTGCCACTTATATACCTCAACCTCTCGGAAGAATAGAAGCCATTAGCTCATCAATATTCTGAACAACCTTCTTCTTTCTCTCTGGACTCTTAGTGCATTCAACACAGTGAGGTTTAACTACTATCCTATCACCATGCTTAAGCCTACTAAGTTTCATAATGAAAGGTTCACCACACCTGTTACACTCAGCCATCTTACCTTCTACTAACTCAACCCTAATGTGGTGACTGCACTGTTGTTTAGTGCAGATATATACCATGTAAGGTGGAACATCTTTCTTCCTAGCTAAATCCTTTAGCTTGTATTTGTGTAAGCATCTGTTAGCCATTAGTCTCTACCACTTCTTCCTTATGTGGTGACCACCTATCACCAATATGGAACTCATTCTGAATCTTCATTGCCTGAATCTCCGGATTCTCAGAGTTACAAATGCTATGATACTTACACTTGATACACTGAGTAATCCCTAGTGGTGCAACTTTTAGATGGGATTGCGGCCAGATGTTATTCTGAATCTGGTAGTCTAGAATCTTAGCCCATTGAACTGTGTTCTTAATCCACTGTTCCTTTACACCTGCTCCAATGTATAAAGGAACTCTACGAAACTTCTTCTCTGGTTCGTAAGACTTCTGTAATCCAACCTCATTAACATACACAAGGTTGAGTCCAGTCCTTACTGAGTAGCCAATCAACTGGTTGTCTAGTGGAGAGTAATCAGCTTTCATTGCTCGCCACTTATGATCCATTATTACTTTACCGATGGATGGCATGGTGCAAAACAAATCAATCTTACCTTCGTAGACTATGATTAGATCGTCATCCTCATGAAGAACAAAGGAGAAGGATTCCTCTACTTCTAGTGGTATCAATCCATCATGCTTATAGAACTGAGCATACTCATGGAATGAACGGACAACCCATTCAGCAGTCTGTAAATCTAAATCTAATTCTTGGTAGTGTTCCCTACCTTTCTCAGTAGCAAACGTAACAGCATCATCCCAGGATGTACCCTTTTGTAGTAACCTGTAATACATCTCAAGAATTGTGTGACCTAAATCTCCTCGTTCAATAGGAGCCGGCGTTTCATTAGGACGCCAGTTCTTAATGAAGTTTAGGTAAGTGTAAAATCCGCACTTCTGGACTGCATCAAGTATCTGACTATCGATTGGAAGGATTCGCTTTTCTTTTTCCATGTTTTTCTATATAGCTTTAGTGGTTTAGTTCAAGGAGAACATGCCTCTACATAGTATAACACACCCGACCCCCTCTTGTCAAGGGCTAAGTCTCATTATGTAGTTTCATAAACTCTTTACTTACTAAGGGAAGTGTTACCAGATATTGCTCTAGTAATCTATCTATCTTAGTTGGATCAACTAAACACCTCTTACATATAGTGGTGTGGTATCTGTCAACAAAGAAAACAGACTTACATTTCCTACATATCTCTTTAGGTTTCTCATCCCTTTTCTTATATGCCTTTCTTCTCTTTTCTTTTTCTGGATGTCTTACTTTCCAAGCTGCCTCTCTACAACTAACACTACAATATTTATGAGATGCCTCTCGTTTAGTAAACGGCTTGGCACAATGGGCACAGTTTGTTTTCTCTTTCTCTTTGTACCATTTGTTATCAAGCTCAAATGCAAACTTGTTGTCTAGTGTTTTATGTAGTTCTTCTCCGTGTTGCTTACAAAAGAAACCAATAAACTCGTTCTCTTTCCCTAATAGAATGTAGATTGAGGAGTCTGTACATTTACTGCACCGTTGATTATTAGTCAATAGTAGAGTAAAGGATAGGCTGGTTTTTTCTACAGGCTTAGGTGCAGGATGGTTCACTGGTTCCCCTAGTTTGGCAATAGGTTTGGATATGGGATGGGATTGGATTGCCTTCGACGTAGGCTACGTTTACCTCGACAACGGGTTGATAACCCATTGTTTACTGTCCCAATATAAAGGACAAACTTGGGACATTTAAGGTAATAAATATGGTAGAGAACTAAGGAACTTAATCCCTAGCTCTCTACCCTTGTCTTACTTCTCTGTCTATTTAGTTAGACAGTTGCGGCGGCAGTTGCATCAGCAGCCTTAGCTTCAGCAGCAGCCTTAAGCTTAGCCTGATTCTTAATCCAAGCTGCCTTAAGGAAGTTAGCTGCATCTTCCAACTCACTACCGTTCTTAACAATGTTACGAACAGTGCGCTTGAAAGCATCACGCTGCTTCTCATCCATTGAGAGGTCAGCAATGTAAGAATCAAGTTCATCCTTACCAGCCTCAATCTCATACTGGCGCTCATTGAATCCTTCAACGAAACAGTCAAGCAAAACCTGTTCGTCATTGTCAACGAGTGCAAGTGCCTGGTCAATCTCCTTAAGAACTCCATCGGAATAGAACTTCCGAATAGTCTCCTTAATAGTAACCAGCTTACCTTCCGCATCCTTACCAAGGGACTCACGCTTCTGGTTCCCATACTCATCGAGTACAGGCTTACCTTCCGCGTCAACCATTGGCTTAGTCTCACGTTCAATAACAACATCCTTGAACGCACCGACTGCCTTGAATGTAATAGCCCGCGAATTAGCACCGCGAGTATTACGGGTCAATTCAACCATCGGAATCTCAACCATTTCCTGTTCGCTCGTAACTGGAGTCATCTGTCTTTACCTCTTTAGTGATTAGGCTTAAGTACCTAAGCTCACATTCTTACCGGGTCCGTTTGGTCGGTCATCCTAGACCGCTCCGCTAGACCAGTGTATCACACATTTTCTTGCACGTCAACAACAATCTGCACCGTCCACATTTTTTCTTTGTCCAAAAAACTGGACGGTGCAGTCTAGACTATAACATATTAATCTATAGATCCTCCAATGATTCTAATACGTCCGCCAAATCGTTAAGCTCTGGCTGGCTAACTAAGTCATCCAACCAGTATTCATCTTGTGGACAAAGCTTACAGTGTTCCTTGTCCATGATATCATAGTCATCAAACTTAATTACTCTAGCAGTTTGAGTCCTATATTGTATCGTGTTACCTTCACCCTTATAAAGAGTGAGTCCTAAATACTTGTGGTGACTGCATGGAAACAGTAAAGCTACTGCGTGTCCCAGTCTAGGATTCTTCCTAGAACGATGGACATTTATTTCAATCACCTTAGGTGTGGGTTGTTTCACATCATCTCCTTTCCTAATAGACTGTATACCTCTAATAGTAACTCGTTTGCCCTATCAATCAATGAGCTAGCCTGACTATTGGAATCCTTAATGATGTCCAGAACTCCTTCATCTTTGGTTAGCTCAGAGATAGTATACATAGCATGGTTGTGAATCCTAGCTACGTCACTATAGATTACAGCAACCTCAACTAACTTGCGTCTAACGTCACTCATCTTTAGCCTGTCTGGATTTATAATCCCTTGGCTCAGTCATCTTCTCTAGTGCCTGGGAGAATACTTCAATCCTTAGATTGTAATACTCTCTCATCTTCTTAGAGAACTGTAGCTGAAGAGCCACATCATGGTAAGTAATACCAATGATGTGGTTCTTCATTAGGTTCCTGTATCTTTCTTTCTCCTCTTCAGTTAGTTCGCTTGGTTCCATTAGAACCCTTCTCTCTACGGGGAATCAAAAGCCCCGCTTGGTTTTCTTTCTGCCCTTGGATTTGATTGCATCGTATAGTGCAATCAACAAAGACTCCTCATCCCATTCGGTAGTCTGTCCATCCAATGTTTCTTTCATTGCCCGACGCTTTACCTCTACAATCTCAGTAAAGTATTCGTCAATGGTTCCACTTGCAATTGGATAGGTAGCATTAACGAACGAACGCTTCTGCCCAATTCGAATCAGTCTTGACTCAGCTTGTTCTTCATTGGCTGGATTCCATTGGCGTTCTGCAATAATACAATCATTGCATACTTCCTGGAGTCTGTCAACTCCTTCTCCCATTGCAAGAGTTGAGCCAATAATAAAGGGTGAACTATCTGCACCACCTTTAATGAACTGGGTAATCAAAGCATGGCGTTCATGCTGATTCAATCCAGAGTGATACATATGTGGAATAGCATAGCCACCATCCTTACACCACTGACCTAAGAGAACTCCGATTGAGTTCCTTACATCTTCATGG